ACCTCTATTATTGTAAATTATTGACTGCTGCCAATGTGCTTATAAATATTGATGGACCTTCCTGGACTCGAACCAGCGACTTACAGGTTAACAGCCTGTTGCTCTACCGACTGAGCTAAAGGTCCAAAATGTATGCTTTATAAACTACCTATCCTGCGCTGCCAGGAATTCCCTTAATCACTTCCAGCATACTGTTCGTCACCCAACGACTACTGCAATCACGTTGATGTCTTATCTCTACGAACAAAGTTTTTTACATTTCTACTCTTTGCAGGAACTTCGAAATGTCATTCAGTAGAAAATTGCGATTTTTGTTGCACTGAACGAACGTAATTTAATGGGTTTCTTGTTTTCTGCAGAACTGCCTAACTGCATAATAAAAACACACCTTTTTACGGGTGTGTTTTCTTTGATAAAACTTTTAAAGGAAGAGTTCTAAAGTGTTAATCGTTCTGCTGTCACTTTGTTCAGTTTATACTATAGCATTTTGAAAACGAAATTATCGAAAAAAACGAAATTATTTCATAAAATTGTTGTATTCCATCCTTACACTATCCCCAGTCGCTTTTCTGCCAATCTTTCTTGCTACTTGTTCCCATGTCATACCATCGAATATTCTGTATCTTATAATTCTTTGCTTTCTATTTGGAATTGTATTCAACCACTTTTCCACTTCTAGCTTTAATTTTTCCGCTTTTTCTTTTCGCTCTTCCAATATTTTTTCTTCTGCTTTTAATCTATCTTCATCTACATAACTGAATTGTATTCCCTGTACTTTAAAATGCTTTTTCTCGTATGGAAAATTAGGATTGCTCCCCGAAACATTTGTCTGAATGATTGTTTTCTTTCTTTTCATTAATTTCTGGATATGTTTCTCAATATCCTTTATATTTTCGCATGCATCTATGTAATCATTCAGGATACTCTTATCCATTAGAATCTCCCCCTTTCTTGTACTGCTGCCAGTTGTGCACTACTGTGCGACGTCGCACAACCACATTTCTATATCTTCCCACTAAGCAACGAATGAATGTTTTTGATATTCTTTCGAATCTCTTTTACTTTGTCGAACTCTAAGTCTGCTTCTTCCTGTTCAAGCTGACTCTCAAATGTCTTTAGACTCTCAAGAAGCACTTCCTGTGGAATGTACTTTTTCAAGATGATGTTCTCTCCATCTGTAAACATCCCCAATATTGTTCCGTCTGGAAGATTTATTGTTCTTCTCACTTCTTTCGGTATGGTGATCCGTCCCATATAATCTATTCTTCTAACTATTCCGATTGGCTGCATTTTTCATCCTCCTTCATTGTTTCTCTTCTGCTTTTCTGTATATATTCTTCAATCTCTTTACAGTTATATCTTCCCACGCATTTTTTCTCATCGCACATAGGACAGCATACAATACATGCGATTTTTATTTCCTGTGTTATATCCATTTCTCATTCTCCTGTCCTACTGATCATTGGATTCCCTCTCTGGTACACGCTACAATCTTCTACTGCACAAGGTCTTCTTTTACCTGTAACTCCAATGTAATCACAATGCCCCATTAGCCTTGTATCCCACATCCTAGATAATCTAAACTGGCACACTTTACAGGCATGTCTATCTTTATTCCATCCTTTTTTTCTTGTTATGTTCCGTCTTTTACTAGGATTTCCTAGTAACTTTCGTCTTGCAGCCTGCACTGTCGTATATTTTAATCCTGTTATTTCCACAATCTCCTGTATGGACATTCCTTTTTCTACGTAATCCTTAATGATCTCTCTTGCCGGTGTTTTTGTTCTCATTTTCCTCCCTCTTGCAAATGTCATAGAATTCACATGTTAAACAAAATCTTCTGCAGTTCCTGCGGTTCTTAACCAGATTCTTTATCCAATACCACAACTTTTCTATTCCCATTTCTTCTTTACTCCATTCCACAGCTTACAATAAATACACTGATATACAGGACTTGGTGAAAACACTTCGTTTCCACATCTTTCACACGTTCTCATGTACTCGCTTTTCTTCTTTGGTTTCTGTTTTTTCTTCTTGTTCTGCTTTCCCATTGTTACCCGTCAATATCTCCTTTACATATTTGTCCATGCTCTGACACAATTTATAACAGTTCCCATGCATGGCATGATTTTTCCATGCACTATATTTCTCATAAAATTTCTTCTCTGACATTTTCCCGTCTTTTACAGCTCTGCCCCATCTGTTCAATCGCCTTTTTATCTTCCTTTTATTCTCTCCGGTCAGTTTACGGATATACTTTCCATCCTTCGTCACATAATGATGGAATCCAAGGAATCTGATACCTTTCCGAAACGGTATGATCTGAGTCTTCTCATTTGCTTCAAGTTCCAGTGTTTTCAAGAGTTCCTCTATATTTCTTCTGCATTCTTCTAGGTACTTCTTATCGTGATGGAGCAGGAACAGGTCGTCCATATACCTGCCATAATGTTCTATTCCTAATTCTCCTGTGATAAATATATCTACGATATGTAACATGAGCAGTGCATACACCTGTGCTACCTGATTCCCTAATGGAAGTCCTAATCCGTTTGTACTGTCAATAAATACATGATTCAGCCATACAGAGTATTCGTCCGGAAAATAATAGTCCACAATATCCTTTAACACTTCATGGTCGATACTGTAAAAGAATTTCCTTACATCACACTTCAATATCCATCCCTCTATGCTATATCTCTTGTAATAGTCCAGCATGTGCATTTTTAACCTGTTCATCCCAAACAGTGTCCCCTTACCTATCTGGCCAGCATAGTTATCTGTGATGAATATTCTTTCCAGCCTCGGATGAAGAACATTGTCACAGAAACAGTGCTGCACTACTTTGTCCTTGAATGAACAAGACTTTATCACTCTTCTCTTTGGTTCAAATATCTCGAACTCATTATATGGAGACATCTGATAATCCTTTTCCTCCAGGCTCTTCTTTAAAGCTGTTATCCCATCCAGTGCCATGATAGAGAATCTGGCCGTACTGGAGTTGAATCCTTTTCCTGCTTTTGCCTTTCTGAATGCTCTGTACAGGTTGTCGTAATCTGTGACAATCTCTTTATCCTCTAATCTCATTTGTATTTACCCTTTCAGGAAGGTCATGTGCTTTTTTGTATCTTCTTTCTGATTTCGGCTTATTGCCTACTCTGACTGTCTGTATGATACAGAATGGGCGAACACCGTTGTTGTTGTTACAATTGTTGTTGTTGATATTGCCGGACGGAGAAACAACGGTTTAATCAGCACATGACCTAAATTATTATCTTTTTCTATCGTTCGTCCTCCATGCTATCGTCATGTATTTGATATCCGATACCATCTTGGACCAGTATTCCATACTCTTTGAATTGATGATATCCAATTTCTTGGACAGTTCTATGTAGAACAGCAGTTGATCACAGTATGTAACCGCTCTTGTCTGCAGTTCCAGTCGATGCCGTTTGTAATCTCTGATATCTGTCCTGTTTGCTTCCATCAGAGATTCATAGATATCCATTGCTTTGAGATTCATTCTATCCACCAGAGAGAACCTGTACTTCTTTGGATATCTGTTCGGATTGCTGGTCAACCTGAATGTATGCTCCGCCAACTGCATTGCCTTTACGATCACCTGCAGGTCTTTATTTTCTGCCATAATTATTCCTCAGATTCAAAGATTGAAGATTTAAAAATACAAAATGGGCGAACACCGAAGTTGAAGTCACAAAAGTTGCAGTTGATACCGCCGGACGGAGAAACAACGGCGACGGCTCTTTCCCAGTCGTTACATGGCGTAGACCATGGTGTGATCAGCCACCACCATTTATTTGTATTTGGCAGATTTTTTCTGTACTTACGGTATTCATCCACCGTGAGGAGTGATACCTTATCCATACATGTTCCATACTCCGTCTGTCCATCTAATGATGTGAGATCTCTTTCGAACTCCTGGAGCATTTCTTCTTCAAGCTTATCCATGAATTCTCCATTAAGGTATTCACGGAGTTCACTTATTCTCCAGTCGTTCTTATCTGAATCGAACTGCGTCGACAAACTAATAAACTCCTCTGTAATCGCATGGTATCCAAGTTCTGTCTTATCTAAGATTATCCATCTGATACCCGAAATCTCTACTACATCTCCCACTTCCGGGGCTTTCTTTTTGCCTTTCATTCTCTCCACAAGCTTCTCTTCCATTTTCTTCACTTCATCAATGAAGTTATTAAAATTCTTTTCAAATGTTTCCATAAACTCTTTCATGCCTATTCCTCCACAGATACAAAGATATTAGATTTTAAGATACAAAATGGGCGAACACCGAGGTCGCGGCTACAATCGTCGCAGTTGACACGGCCGGACGGAGAAACAACGGCGAGGCAGTAACTCCACCCTCTTCCTGGAACTGACCAAGGTGTACATGTCCACCACCAATCTGAAAGACCTCTGTTTACTAACAAATTATTGTATTTTCTTACTTCGTCAAACGTCAGAGGACGTACTTTACAAATTGCTTCTCCATAATCTTTCTGCATATCTACTGTTGTCAGATCCGCTTCGTTCTCAATGATATTATCTGCTCCGAATACTTCTGAGAATTTCTCTAAAATCTCTCCATCGAACAGTTTGCGGACTGCTGCCAATTTATAATCCGGCGTATTATCGTCAAATACTACATTCTTTTTGAACAGATCTTCTGTGATTACCTTTGTTGCACCTTCTAACTGCTCCAGGACAATGAATGTCCCAATGTCTGTTGTAAATTTGCTACCTGCTGCCAATTCTGAAATCATTACGTTTTTCATGTTCTTAATCTCCTTTTCTACTTGTTTGTCTCTTTCTTTATGTATTTCCAGTACATCTCTGGAATCCACCATGTTCTTGTGCCCTGCCTGAATTCTGCAAATCTGGCACCTTTCTGATTTTTGAGTGTTCTTACGTACTCGCCTCCGACGTCGTCATACTTTGAATTGCTTTCTTCGACTCTGTACGTTTCCCCTTTTACAAATAATCTTTTTGGCATTTTGTTCCCCTTTCTCCTCCGGCCGGTACCGGAGGATGCTGCTATATTAACTGGCTCCTTGTGATACATCGCCAATAGGTGCGACCTTCGTTATATCTTCATACATGAATGATTTATATCCATTTCCCACATCCACCCATACAACAGGTCTTCCATCTAATGTAGTTGCAAATCCTTCGATTCTGCCTTCTCCTGTAAGCCTGCTGCCATCATAGGTCATGGCATTCTCGAATCTTACTAAGTCTCCTTTTTCTAAATCTTCATATTTTACAATCATCTTCCACCTCCAAATAGTTTCTTCCGATCAGTTCCATAAACTGCCGCCTGCTATGAGTTTCCTCATACTTCATCTGACAATGTCTCTGTAGAAGTCTCATATTCTCATGATTTTCATGCACTGCCTCTTTTGCAAATTCATGGTGTCTTACACACAGATCAACAGTAAATCCTTCTGCTTCTGATATATCTCTCAGTGGTCCTCCATAGATATGATGCTTATGTGTAATCGCATAAATTGCATTATTTCCTTCTAGGAGGATGCATAAATAACATCTGCCATCCTTCTGCTGTAAAATACTCTTTTTATGAGCCTTCTTCTTTTTCTTCTTTTGGTACTTTGGGTACATCAATTCATCTGCAGGCTGCCTCTTTTGCTTTTGTTTCTTCCGAATCACCTTCTGCTTTTTCTTCTTTTCCGGTTTAGGAAACATCAGCCCACTCATGTTACGCCTCTATAATGGTCTTTCCATTTTCGTCTACTTCTTCCAAGAAGAAACTGTTCCAGAAATTCGCATTTGTAAATATCTGAATACTCGCTTTTCTGAGTTTTGTTTTTAATGCCTCTTCCATTGCACTGGCCATGTATAAACTCAGTTCTTCTGTGGAGAGCTTGTCCATATATTCTTTTCTTGTCTGGTACGGACGATTTATGCACTCTTCTGCTGATACTTCAATTTCTGCTTCCAACTTTGTTTTACTAGTATTCTCGGTCATTTCAGGCGGACAGTATTCTGGGAAATCTTTCGTTAATTCTGTCTGTCCCGGCACCTGATCATCTTCCATTTTCTCTTTATGTGGTTTTTCCTTTGGAATCTCTACAGGACTTTCTGGTTTGTTTTTCGGTTCTGATTTTGTTTCCACTTTATGTACTGGTGTACTTGCATCCTTGGAAGTTTCTTTCTGAACAGGCTCTGCTGGTTCTTCTTTCTGCTCATTTAACTGTTCTCCATACTCTCTTTCATAAATTTTGTACATCGATTCTGATACATCCGGATAATTTGGAAAGAATACCTCTTCGAATGCTTTGGCCAATTCTATATATCCAAATTCTTCTCTTTCTCCCTGGTTACGATATGGCATTATCTGAATCACTTTCTCCTGCATCAGAACATTTGCTGTCGGCAAACGGAACATCTTGAACTTTGTCGGATTCACAATGGCAAGAATATCTTCCTCAATCCCTGTTACAACAATATCCTTTCTAACCCAGTCCACCATTTTTTCAAACGCATCTTTATTTGTTCTAAAGAATTCTTTTACCAGCATCTTTGGCCAGCTCATTTTCTCTTCTTCGATTTTTGGTGCGACGTCGCACAGCTCCATTTGCGGAGAATAATGTTTCTCCGTTTCTCTCACGACTCCTTTTGCCTCACGGATGTCTTTTACTGTAGCTTCTACTGGTACCGCTTCGCGGATCTCTTCCGGCAGTCCTAACATTTCCGTCAGCTTACTGCTGCCATATCCTCGATATTTCATTTCAATCTGTGGACTGTATCCTCCCACACTATATGTGTCGTTGATTTCCATAAATCTAACTGCTGTTGTACGTCCTATCCCGAATGTACTCTTTGCATACTCATAAATACTCCCGAAGCCTTTCTGCTTGTACAATTCATCATCCCTGGTTTTCTTCAGGTAATAACCTACAGCAATAAATCCTTCTGCTATATTTTCCAATTCACTCTTGATAATATTCGTCATGTCATCGATATTTCCGATGGCTCTTATCTCTTTCATACTTTCCATTAGCCTGCTTTCCTTTCTATCTGATGCAATTTCTTTTTCTTGAATGCTTCTACAAATTCCTGTACCTCTCCTGTCATATCGCAGTTATTCTTTCCTCTGCACTGAATAATCTTCCCATCTCTCACTTCCATGGTATAAAATGACTTTTCCGGTTCTGCTTTCTGCCTGATGAATAAGATACATGTCTTTCCGCCCACCATTCTGTCAATATATGTGGATACACAGTGATGCAAGTTATTCCCTTCTGTCCGTATTTCACTTGGTTCTTTCGGCAATCTGATAAAGAGTCCTTCTCTCTCCATTTCAAATCCATTCCAGTTCATCAACTGAATGGTTTCCTTGTATATCTCCAGCTTCTTATCATCTTCCGCCTTTTTGATCTTCAGATCCTTCTCCCTTCGTTCTTCAAGATACTGGTCATGTCGTGCCTTTAGATCTTTCGGAAATAATATCCATTCATTCCTCAAGTCATAACCAAGGCCTGCTGCCATCTGCAGATAATCATGGTATTCTCTTATTAAATCTTTAGAATCTTGAAGATTTTCTTTCAAATACCGCATCATCTTATGCTCTGTTGTATGCCTGATGTATATCGCAAAATTTCTTCCACTGCCATATTTCGCAAGATAATGAACATTCTCTCTCTTTGGAAGGATTCCTACTTCCTGGAACTCCCATGTAATCTCATATTCCCTTACTGTAGGATCCGTACCGGCAAGTATTTTGTAATAGTCCTTTTTCAGATTTAAAATCTTTCTCACTGCAGTTTCTTCTGCCTCCATATAGTGAATCGTCTGTCTGTTCCAGACAAACGTGGATGTCATTTCATAAAATCCACATTTCACTAATTGCTCAATCCCCTTTTTATAGTGGTATCTTTTGATGTAATGCTCTGGATAAAATTTCAACTTCTGTCTGGCAAACAGTTCTATCGCTGAGTACTCCATGCACGTCCCTTTTAAAGTCCTTTTTAAGTTTCTCCAATAAAGAATCACCGGATGTTCTTTTACTTTTTCATTCCAGCACGTAAAATCCTTATAGCACCACCTGATTATGTCCGTACTCTTGTATTGATAAAACTCAAACTCGTTTCCTTCGTGGAAATCCTGGTCATACATTTGTCGTACCTTCTCCCAACTGCCACCTTCTATACGGATTCCATTCTCATATTCCACTCTCACTTTAAAATATCGATACACAAACCCTTCTGCTGTCTTCTGAATAATTCCCACATGCCCCCAATCCACCAGGTTCCCTGACTTCTTCCTGCTTTTATACACAGTTTTTCTTCCACAATGAGGACACACTGTTTCCTGGTTATATTTAGGTTTGCTGATCTTCACTGTATGTTTACATGCAGTACAGTATCCTTTTTTTACATTCCGTCCAGCATCGTAGAAAATGTATTGAGGTAGTCCATCCGACAAAATCCAATCTCCAAAATCTTTTGGAAGTTCCGGAACGAGTCTCATTTCTGCATCTATCTTGTCCAATTCTGTACGATTTTTCTCAGTACTTTCCCAATACTGGACTGCTGCCATCGGGTCTTTTTTCTCATTGTCCGTGTAATCCAACAGTACTTTCCGTTCATCATCTGTCATCCACAATCCCTTATCGCTATACCAGTAATATCTTGGTGTGTTCTCACATCCACAGCTATATTCCAGCCTTTCAATCGTGGACTTTCTCCATTTCCCTTTCCTGTTATCCCAGGTATCATACTTGCCATCATGCAGAAATACTCTGTATGCCGGGTATTCCCTCCCCTCTTTTATCATTTCTCTTGTAAATATCGCTACTTCCAGAACGTCTTCTGTCCTCTTCGCCCTGTAATACCATATAAGATTCGGAACCCATAACGGACCTCTTCCGCCACTTGCATTGTATCCCTTATCATTTCTAACAGTTTCCTGCATTCTCCTTGTTACTTTCATTTCCGGAAGCTTCAGCAGTTCTCTTTTCTTCATAGCCTATCCCTCCAGAAAATAATCCCTCGCCCAATGAAACACCGTCAGATCCGCAACCCAGTGTCTTCCCGTATCCTTCTGAATCTTTTTGCAGTTATTCTCTATTCTTGTCATGCATTCTTTGATTGACTTCTTTTTGCTTCTGACTTTATCCGCAAATTTTTCTCAATACAAAGTGTCTTCAGATAATCAACTACAGGTTCTGCCGGAATCTGGTTGTTTTTATATGCGCTTGCTTCAATGTCCAGCTTTCCCATCGCAGCATTCATCCAGTCCGTCAGCTCATCAGACATCCCGTCGATATACGCCTGTGTCATGAACTCGTTCAGTCCATTCTCTTTTGCAAGAAGTTTGATGTGTTCAACATCTCCTTCTGCCATCAGGCCCGCTGCACATGCATTTATCTCTTCATAGTTATCAAAATTACCGAATGTCTCATACATCTCTCTTACCTCTTCCCTTCCTGTTTCTCCAATCTTTCACCAAACTTCTCATCGTTCGTCAGCATTCCGTTTATCCACTCCGAAAATGGATGCTTTCCCGCTTCCGCTACCAGTAAATGCTTTACGGACTGCTGCCACAGTTTCTTCCATTCTTCCTGATTCTCCAACGGTGTTCCTTTGCTTGATATGAACCCATTTTCTGCCCATGACTCCAAATTATTCTCCATCATGTTCAGGATGTATGTATTCTCCGTGTGAATGTGAATCTCACAAGCCTGATTCATCCTCATCAATGCTTCATTTATTGCCCGGAGAACTGCGCCGTTATATGTCTCCTCACATTCTCCAAACCAGTCTCTTGTGTGAGGAATCTCATTGATTATGCACTCCAACACAAAACCGTATCTTTTCTTGCATTTCCTAGTACTTGCGGGATTTATGCCTATGTAAATATCTACTCTTTTCACCTTTTAAATCCTCCTGTGCGTCTCTATCCGGAACATGGTGTAGTGACGGTATTTGTACCCTGTTACCGGGTTGATTCCTTCAAAGAATGATTCCTTATCTATGTACCACCCAGGTTTCGGTCTCGCTTCTTTCTGCCATCTTTTTAGTTTCTTCTCCTTTGGTGGTTTCAAAGGCATATTCCTGGATGTGGAATAATTTGCTTCTGTTACCACATGATCCAATGCATCTCCGATATCCTTTCTTGTTGTTTTCTCATCTTTGGTGATATATGCTGCCAGATCTTTGAACCCTCCTCTTTTATACAGAGGTTTCGGATCATGTACTCTTCCGTGTGGCCATGCTTCATTCAATAGTTTGATCAGATTCGGTATGTCATTTATTACCAGGTGCACATGCCAGTTATTTGATTTGTTGTTCTCTATGTTCCTGATCCAGAATAGTTCGCATCCATTCTTTTTGTATTCCTTCCGGATCTTTGTGATAAAGGTCCTGAAATCTTTCTTTACTGTCTTTATATCCGGCGGACGTGTTTCTCTTCGATATGTCAGAGTTACAAACCAATCATTCTCGCTAAAATACTGCCTAAGACGATGTCTTGCTTTCTTCTCTTTGTTGTATTGATTGATTTTCGCCACCTGCTCCGGAGTCGCTTTCTTCTTTTTATCTCTCCGATTTCCAGGGGCTCCATACCTTCCATCGTGATACTCCTCCACCTCTATCACGTCCGCAAAGATATAACTCTTTTTCTTTGTTGCCATCTTCTCTCCTGTGCCTATTTTTAATATTCTTATCAAGATTGAAAAAGGGCTTGAAAGTCCCTTGTTTTCTTGACTTTCCGCCCCACAGATGGTACTATACTTATAGGTATTCTTAT